TGACCCTTTTTCACCTTTATATGATATTTTCTTTTCTTTTTTTCGTGTAAAGGGAAAAATAGGTCAAAACCGCCTAAAAAAGCGGTTCTTGTTTCTAACGCTCCGCTCCAAGTATTTTAGATACCAACGAAATTCCCCCACAATTAATCAGTAAAGTAGAAACCGCCGAACCTGATTTGAAAAGTTGATGATATATCACCCACTTCCAAGTTTGCTGTTGTTGTTCCAGCAGTTTCTTTGATAGGAAATACTACATAATCCTGCCCTCCTGATGGTATATTAGCAAATGCAGATACAATATTCGTAGTCGTTTGGACTATATTACCAACATTTAAAGATTGTGTTAAGTCAGTAAGGGACGATGCGGTGATGGGTAATGTAATCTGTATATCTTCAGTAGCAGTTCCTAATCCACCCTTTCCTGATATTAGTATGCGAACCTCAAACCATACTATTTTACCCAATTGGATATAATAACCTACCCTTACATTGTAATTGCCTGAAGTAAGAGTAGACCCACTACTACTTCGTAAAATAGGATTGTATGAAGTTGGTGTAAGTAAATCACTCCAATTAAAGTTAGACACCTCTTTTGTAGTAGAATTGTATTGAAGGGGTAGTTGTTCCGTAGCGTCTGCTCTAATAGGATCAATAAAACAACCTGCTACTGCTGGGTTGAGTGCAACACCTGATGCGTTTAAACAGATTGAACCTGCTGTTTGATTTGAATTACCTGCTAAATATCCAATAGCAATAGCATTCGCTCCTTGTGTTGTTTGTCCTGCCTGTCGTCCAACAGCAACAGCATCGTTCCCTTGTGTTGTTGTTCCTGCTGCATTACCAACGGCAACACACCCTTTCCCTTGTGTTGTTTGTCCTGCAGAAACACCAACCGCCACCGAACCTGCTCCCTGCGTTGTCTGTCCTGCTGACTTACCAACCGCTAATGTAGTTGTGTTTAATTTCAAAGTATCAACCACATTAAATTCGCCTGTATTTGGATTTATAGATATAGGGGTCGTTCCTACATCTGCTCGTAATACTACACTTGATCCACCACCATCTACGAAGACAGGGTAATAAGTAGCATTTGTATTAGTATCTGTTATAACAGCAGAAGGAGCAGGAGGGGGATACGCAGAACCGTTAATGGTAATGGTTGTTAAATCATTAAGATTGAAAATATCAAGACCTCCAGCATCGTCACCAGCAGTTAGAACATCTTGTAAAGTATCACTTCCAACAGCAGGAGGATATGCACCACCATTAATCGTGGTTAATGCGACATCATTTAAATTAGTTATACTCTGTCCTCCAGCATCATTACCAGAAGTAAGAACAGCGTCTAAAGTAACAGATTGGATCTGTGCTTGTAAATTAGAAATCTTTTGGTTCAGTGTATAATTAGATATTCCACTCATTTCTTATATATATATAGTATATAATAATGTCAGCAAGTTGGACAACGGATAATGAAGAATTATTAGAAAAATTGAGGATAAATTGCGTGAATTTATCAGAGTATCATCGTAAGAGATACTATTATTTTAAAGGATATTCTAAATACTTCCGAATCCCAATATTAATATTATCTTCAGTAAATGCAACTACAGCAGTAGGATTGCAGACATTTATAGCACAAAAATGGATTAGTTTAACAAATTGTTTTTTAGGTATGGTAATCGGAACAATAACGGCGGTTGAGTTGTACATGAATATAACAGCAAATATGGATGTGGAATTGAATCAAAGTAAAGAATATTATACGATGGCGGTTGATATTTATAAAATGTTACACGTGCCGAGAGAGCAACGTGGTGAGGATGGAAACACGTATTTGAATAAAAAGTATTCATACTATACGAAATTAAAAGAAGGAGAGATATTGATGCATAAAAGATTAAAAGTTGATACAATAACGAAGATACCAGATTTTATTAGAATGAAAGATGGTTCAGATGGTAGTAAAACACCAGATACCCCAGATAAGGAACAAACAGCAATAAGTTTGACGCAATTATTCGGATTACATAAATCACAACAATTTTTCAATGTTTCACTTGATGAGACAAAAGATTTAGAAAATTGTGATGTTAGAGTTACATAAAATTAATCTAATTATAATTTATAATGTATAAGTATAAAATGTTTGAATTTGTGACAAAGTGGGTTATAGTATTGTATAACCATATTACACAATATTATTTGGAGAAACCAAAAATAGAAATAGCAAAACCAGTACTAAAAAGGAATCACGCAGAATATATTGGGGGAGATTCCCCCATACCCCCATCAACAGATGTTTGTGTACAAAGAAAACCAGATGCATACAAGTCAATACATGCATCAGAGTATTCATATCCATTAGCACCAGCAGGTCAGCGTGGGACTGGTATCGTTGGTATCTGAAAATACTTGGAGCGGAGCGTTAGAAAAGCAGAACCGTGAATTTAGGCGGTTTTGACCTATTTTACCCTTTACACGAAAAAAAGAAAAGAAAATGTCATATAAAGGTGAAAAAGGGTCAAAACCGCCAAAAAAGACGGTTCTACCAAAGTAGATGATATGATAAAAATGCAGGTGAGTATTCATATGCATCTTTCCATCTTTTGTTTCTATTTTTGAATGCTTTGCGACGGATTGGGTCATGTGATTTAGTCCAGTCTTGGTAACCTAATTGTCCGAAATTAACAAGTTTCCCAGTATTGGGGTCAATAGTTGCATATTTCTTATTCTTTCTTCGTGACCTTAAAAGTAAGAAATCTTTTCCAAAAATTTGTTTTGCTTTCTTGAGAACAGCAACAGGGTTAGAATAATCTTCCAATTCCATTTCTATATTTATTATATATACATATTTTATTATGGAGAATCTTTTAGAAGATGAACCATTATTACAAGCACAAACAAATAAATACACCTTCTTCCCAGTGCAAGACAATAAAGTATATGAATTTTATCAAAAAGCAATAACCAGTTTTTGGAGAGCAGAAGAATTACAAATAAGTAAAGACCTGAATGATTGGAATACACTAAATAAAGATGAACAACACTTCATAAAAATGATATTAGCATTTTTTTCTTCATCAGATGGAATAGTAATAGAGAATTTGGGATTACGATTTTTCAGAGAGATGGAAATGCCTGAAATACGTGCATTTTATAGTTTCCAAATGGCGATGGAGTCAATACACAGTCAAACATATTCTTTACTAATTGATACTTACATAACTGATAAACGAGAGAAACATAAGTTATTTAATGCAATAGAATCATTTCCGTGTATCAAAAAAAAGGCAGATTGGGCAATAAAATGGATAGAATCTATTAATGCATCTTTTGGTACAAGGTTAATTGCGTTTGCGATTGTTGAAGGACTATTTTTTAGTGGTGCGTTCTGTAGTATTTTCTATCTAAAAAAACGTGGTATAATGCAGACGTTAACAGCATCTAATGAATTTATTTCAAGAGATGAAGCATTACATACAGAATTTGCATGTTATCTTTACAGTCAAGTAAAACATAAAGTTCCCACAATTAAAGTAATAGAGATGATGAGAGAAGCAGTAAAAATAGAAAAGGAATTCATTATTGAAGCATTACCGTGTAGGATTATAGGTATGAATTCTATAAATATGAGTAAATATATAGAATTTATTGCTGACAGATTAATGGTGCAATTAGGTTACGAAAAAATATTCAATGAGAGAAATCCTTTTGACTTTATGGAAATGATCAGTCTGGAAGGTAAAGCAAATTTTTTTGAACGTTTAGAAACGTCTTATGCACTAACAACAGGTGTAGTTTCGGAAGATTGTTTTGATTTTAACCAAGCATTTTAACTATCTTACAAAATGTGTAATTAACTCATCACGTGTTAACCCAAGTTTTTCTTTATTTTTATCAATAAATTCTTCAAACTCATCTAATGAATACCCCATTTGAAGATTCATTAGTAACCATAAGATTACCCATCTACCACAAGTTCCAGAACCAGATTTGAGAGACTGTAATCTATTTTTATTGTATAAGACTTTTCTACCCTTTAATAATGCAGGTTGTAATAATTTCGTTAAATAAGTATCGTCTTGACCAAGCATTTTTCTCCAAAATGATTTAATGTATCTTAACTGTCCATCAGGTTTATTGCTGTACGAATCAAAAAAATAAATGTATTTTCCATTTCTTGAAATACTAACCCAATGCCCAGTGTTGTATCTACTTTCAATTAAAATAACTTTAAAATCTTTATCGTTTGGAAGTAACTCATAAATAGACTTAACTTTTGCTAAATCCGAATATTTAATAATTGGTTTTGGGTCTTTGTTATTTGGAAAAAAACGTCTTAAATCCGAATCTGTAAGGAATTGTTTTTCACGTATTTTAATATCTTGGTATTGATTAGCGGTTAAAGATCCAATATCTGTATGTGACATATTTATATATTATACAGATAAAATAAAAATTTTAAATCAAATGCGTTGATATTTAGGAAAAAATAATCTAATATTAGATTATATATAATGACATCTACAATACAAAGTAATCCACACTTTAGAAGCATTACATACCATAAGGATTATTCATACGGAACAAAACAACAAGAGATAATCATTGATATTCTTAAAGATTATTTTGATAGTCCGAATATGAAGGCAACCCCAGAAAGATACTGTAAATGGGATTTTGAAGATGATAAGAACCTTTATGAATTAAAATCACGAAAAAATAGGAAAAACCAATATCCAACAACATTATTAACTTGCAACAAAGTAATTTCTTCGGATAAACAACAAATATTCGTTTTTAATTTTACAGACCAAATATGTTATTTGAAATATGATAAACATGTATTTGATACATTTGAGAGAAAACCTTATAGTAGAATTAATAAAGAAGAAGATATGACGGACTATTTTTTTGTTCCTTTAGAATATTTAACAACTTTGAAAATAAAATAATTTAGAAATGTTTAGCATAATTATTTTATCTTTGTATATTATATAATATCATGAGTGCCATTTCCCAATACACATTCCCAAGTGCAGGTATTCCTTCCACCATTATTTCAGGCGGTGTCGGTCAAGAATTCAGTTCATCAGTAGCATTGAGTGCTCTACTACCAGTCGGTTCTGCACCAGTTGACTGTGTTTCAGTGATACTTCAAGCAGGTGTATATTCTGTAGAGTCACAAATTAGTCTAACAGTCGCTAATACTGGTACTGTATCTAACCTTGCTATCTATCTTTCAAGTGCTGCTGCTGCTGCATCAATACTTGGTCAATCAACGGAAATCATTGCATTTACTGCTACTGGTGATACCCCTTATATCGCAAGAATTACGTCAACTGTTTCTATTTCTGCAGCAACTACTTTGTATGTGGGTTTAAGTGGTACAATTGGTGTTGCTTCTGCAACAATTGATAGTGTTTCATTGTCATGCACTAAATCAGCATACTAAACATTTAGTAATAATCTTTCTGATAATATAATATATTAATATATTATATATACGATGTCAGTTCAAAGTAGTGTATTAGTTTCTTCACGTGGTCAGATAGGGCAAGTTATTAGCACAAAATTAGCGTCAAGTATAAATTTACCAAATGGGTTTCAGAGTGGAAATATAGTTCAGACGGTTTTACCTACTGGAGTATGGATACTTACAGGACAAATTAATTTCAATACAGCAGTAGGGTGCAATTTTACTTTAGGTTTCGCAGAATTTACTATATACAATAACAATTTAACTGACCCAATCCAAACAATTACAGCATTTAGTCCGCTTCAAGGTGCAATTCTTACAGAATCACAAGTTTATTACGGTAGTTTAACTGTTCCCATCGTGTGTGCATCAACAACAACTGTTTCATTACAATATGCAGTGGATGTGGATTTAAGTGCTGGTGGTGCTGTTGCTACACTGACTGGCGGAAGTGGAACAAGTCAAAATGAACTTTTAG